CCTACCTATTCCTTCGTCTTGCTTCCTCGGCCCTTCGAGCCGCCGCCGCCCGATGAGGACTCGCCCTGAGCTTCCTCCTCAGCAGCCGCAGCTTCCTCGACCTCCGCCTCGGCCTGACCCTGTAGCTCCTCGCGATAGGCCGCGAGTTCCTCGCCCGCCTGAGCGGCAAGCTCTGCCCGCCGCTCCTCCAACTTGGCCGCGATGTTCGCGTTGACGACCTGCGCCGCACGCCCCATCTCGGCCTCGGTGCGAGTAGCTGCTCGGGCTGCCGCGTCCGTTGCCGAACCGACCGGCGGCGAGTAGTTCTCGTTCGCCGGTGTGACGGCCTTGTAAAGCTGGCCGTCCGACCCTTCCGCGACATAGACGATGGCGTCTCCGCGCACCGCCGCGTCGATGACCTTGCCGCCGCGCTCAGCCTCGATCTCGCTGAGTTCGAGTTCGGCGGTTGCCTCGGCGTCCACCGGCCTCATCAGCGCGGCTTGCAGTGCCGGGTCGAGCGATGCCTGATGCGCGAGCAGGAGAGCCTCGGCGTTCGGATGGATTCCGTACTGCCCTTGGAACTCCGCCGTTGCAGCGGTGTCCTCTTGGAGCAACTCGTGTCCACGTGGCATTTGAGTGCTGTCTCCTTGTCCTGCCTCGTCGTTTACCCGGCGACCACGGACTTGTAGGCACCGCGCGGATCGACTGCCGCGACACCGAAGTCGAGCCGGACCTTGAAGTCAACGCTGTCCAACTCGAAGGTGTACGGATCGACGCCGGGGCCGAGAGCGTTGCGGACCTCGGGGTTCTTGAGGCCGATGAACGGCCTGCGCTCACCGTTCAAGAACCCGATGGCGAACGCTGGTACAGCGCTCGGATCGGCAAACAGGTACCAGTCGGTCACGTCGTTCAGGAACACCTCGCGGAGAAGCTGGTCCCCGCCGAGAATGCCCTGCACCGGGTTGTCGAGGCCCTTGTCCATGTAGGCAGAGCCGATACCCGCTGTGCCGCCTGTGTAGTTGACGGTCGCACCCGTGGTCGTGGAGTTCACGATCCGGCGCGCGATCATCTCCTGCCGAGCGTTCTGCACCATCAGCAGATTCGCCCGGATGCGAATGCGGTAGCCGTCGTCGTCGCGCTGTGTTTCCAGCGCGGTGATGGCATCCGCCACCGCGTCCTCCGAGAGAGGGGCCGTGCCCGAGTTGCCACGACCGGCGGAGAAGAACGCCGCGCCGTCCGGGGCGAGCAAGCCGCCGCTCTCGACCAGGGCGACAATCGTCTCGGCCACGAAGTTCCCCGCGTTGAAGCCCATGTCGGCGGGGTTGCGGTTGAGAAGCTCGCCCGTGTCGTCGTTGATGATGAGTTGCCGGGTCAGCGAGTAGACGCCGCCGTAGGTGTCCACCGCGAGCGCAGCGGACGGGCGCTCTGTGCGCCGCATCCCTGGGTACTCACCGTGGTCACCGACGTAGCCGATGCCCGTCAGGGCATTCAGCCCGCGCATCCGCCGCTCGCGGAAGTCCGGCGCGTTCTCGATGGTGGAGTAGCGGTCGAAGCTCGGAGCGATCCGCTCGTAGCCGTGCCAGAGCGCCGTCCGAATGATCCCGAACAGGAACTCCGGGAAGTCGGCCTTCGAGTCCGCCTCCATCAGAACGCCAGCGTCGTACTTGGCGAGCCGGTCGTCGCGCCACTCTGCGTACGCTTCGATCAGCTTGTTCGGCCCACCGAATACGCCGTAAGGGGTCATGTAGTGGGTTCTCCTTGCTGTAGCTCGTCGTTTGTCTAGCTCACGATGTGAGACTAGAACGAGTCCTTCTTGTCGAGGTCTACGCGCATCATCCCGACCGGGACCTTGCGAATCCCGCCCGCAATCTCGATCACGCGCCCGAACTTGGCGTTGGTCGAGGAGGTGAGGGTGAGGGCGTACGCCGGGGTGATGTAGACCGGGCTGCCCTTCACTGCGCTGAGCGCGGTGTCTCCCACCCTGCCGGTCGTCGTGTTTCCGACCTGCACGACGCCCTTCGTGATGATCGAGAACTGCTCGCCGGTGACGATCTGCTTCTGCGAGAGGCCCGCAGCGGCACCTGCCGCCGGAGCCTTCTGCTTGACCGCGACACCTGCAACGCCGTCGTAGACCACGGGGTCGTTGTGGTTGTGGTTCGCGAGCGCCGTCGCGTAGTACATGAAGCCTGGCCTGTTGTAAGGCATCTTTCGGAGTTCCCCTCTCTAGCCGTTGGCTAGTAGGTGGTGCTCGCCCCTACTTGGTGGGGTCGAACACCTCGTCGGGATCGGAGAAGCCTGCTTCCTGCAACAGTGCGGCCGTCCGAGGCGGAGCCGCGTACGGCTTCGGCTCGGTCTTCTCGCCGCCCTCGCCCTCCCCGCCGACGCTCGGCCCTTGGCCGCGCACCTGGGCGGGTCGGAGCGAACCGACGAGTTCCCGCTGCTCCGCGATGGCCTGATCGACAGCCTCGCTGAGCTTGTCGGACGCCGACTTGGTGACGTTGCCGTCGTCGTCCACATCGTCAATCTGGTCCAGGTCGTCGGTCGGGATGCCCTCGATGAGAGCGAACCGGGACTTGGCCCCTTCCCCGAACATCTCCGGCAGCTTCGCCGCCGTGATCCGCTCGTGCGCGTGATCGCGCATGTCGCGCAGTTCGTTCTGCCGTTCGGCCTGGGCCTGAGCCTCACGCCGAATCAGGTCGCGCTCCTCATCGAGTGCCTCCTCGACCAGCACGCGCAAGTCGTCCTGCGCCTGCTCGCGAATGAGGCCGAGAAGCACGTCCCGGCCCTCGTTCGTGTCAAGAGCCTCGCGGAGCGCCTCAGCGGTGATCTCCACCTCGGTGTCTCCTCCGTCGTGGTTGCCGGACTCCTTGAGTCCGCCCTTCTTCGCCATCGCTTTACGCGCGGCCTTCTCTGCCGCTGCTCGCGGCATCCCGTTACCGGTGAACTTCTTGACGAGGTTCTCGAACTCCTCGTCGCTCCCGCTGTCCCCGCCCTTCCCGCTGTCCTCGGGGTCCGTTGCTTCGAGCAGGCCGGGGCGCTCGCGCTCGACGTACGCGCGGACATCCTCGTCGCTCATGGATTCGAGAACGGCGTCCTCCTGCGCGTGCTCCTCGCTGTAGACGGACTCCATCAGCGATGCCACCTTCCCTCCGGCTCCTGCTTCGGTGACCCAATCGACCGAGCCTCGATCCTGGATTCCCTCCACGATCCAGACCCGGCGACCGCCTTCGTCCTGCCCCGGCTTGACGCCTGTGGCGTTCGAGTTGATCGAACACTCGATCAGTTCCGGGTCGTCCTCGATCAACTCGCGCACGAGACGCGTCGGCCTAACCTTGCCCTGAACAGCGCCCGGCCCGAAGCCGCTCGAAGGATCGGCCTCCACGTCGGGGTTCCAGAACGATTCGATGATCCGTCCGCCAAGATCGCGGATCGAGCGCGGCAGCCCTCCGGCCTTGCGGCGAGCCTCGTCGGACTCGTGATCGACGTACATCTTCCACCCCGAGAGCTTGTGTGCGTTCTCCCGAAGCATGTCCGCCTTGTAGAGATGTCGTCCTCGACCGCGACCCGTGCAGGGACGCAGGAGGTCGAGCAGCACAGTCCCGTCCGGCTGAACAGCACCTTCGCTGATAGTCACCGTCTCGCTGAGCCGCAGTGCCTCGCGAAGCTCGCCGGGCGATACGTCTGTGTCGTCTACGGTGACCGTCTCGCCCATGCTGTACGCCTCCCTGTGAGGATCATGTGACCAAGAG